CGACAAAGTCGAAATACTCGTAGCAGTTAGCTGCGCAGAATTGGTGCCATCATGGTTATGGTCGTTAAGCCTTTGGATGTCGAACTCGAGCGCATTGAATAATGTTGCGCCCTTATCGCCAGTCTGTGGCTTTTTAAATCCGTATGAGAGAGTGACCACAAGGACCTCCTATTTTTTTACTTCAGGAACAATCGGCGCTACAGGCGCTGCGATTTCAATCTTCGGTAAAGTCACAACTTCGTTAGCGCAGAATTGAGCTTTTAGGTCAGTAGTATTAATCCCCATTACAAGAGCTACGACCGCAGCGATTACGCCCAAAATCCAGGCTCCAATTTTTTTGCTAGGGATCAACTGCTTAACAAAAGACCAGATTGTTACTAAACTCATAAACTTTTCTCCTGATTATTTATTTGTTTTTTAAGCTGATAATATCTCTTAACTTTTTCACAAGAGCATTTCCTGCATATTCTCTTCCGCTCTTTATTTATGTATAGATTATCACCTGAAAATGGATGCCCGCGCTTGCAGTGTGTCTTATGCGAATTGTCTTTATAATCGTATCCAATTCTTTGCTTTTTTCTATTCTTTGCACTTCTAGCGTCATTACAGATTTTGCATATACGATGTTTCTTGCTTCTAAGATAGATATTGTCAGGCGCATACTCATGCCCCTTTGGGCAGTGAGTTTTATTTTTATAAAAGTTTCTTCCTTTATTTAACATATCACGCATGTTATCCGTATGGTTTCCTAAAAATAAATGACTTGGATTTACGCATGAAGCGTTATCACAATGATGACAAACAAAAAGGCCATTTTCTATTGGGCCATTTTTAATTATCCATGAAATTCTATGAGCTAACACTTGCGTTCGATTCAGCCAAAACTGACCATATCCAAATGGATATCTGCTTGCCGTCCACTCCCAGCATCGTTCATTGCCTTTTATAGATACCTTTCCCCAGAATCTTTTTATATCTTTATCAAGCATTCAGCCCACTTTTTGTTTTTAAATCACGAATCGCTGCATGAGCTGCATCGATGTCCTTTACTGTTTCTTTTTCTATGTTTTCAACTCTTGACTCTAGCTTTGCGATAAACCACACAACTTTTCCTATCCCGTAAAAAATAGAAATAACTGTGCCGATATTAGCAACGATAAGTGTGCCGAGCACCACATACACACTAGAAGGAATTTGGGCGGCTGCGATATTTGCATCAGGCAACTCTCACCTCCGGCGCTAGCGCAATGTCGAATATTTTTAACTTAAATTCAGCTTTACCTAAAATTGCTTTTAAGTCTTGAAGCGCATATTTTGATTCAAAAACCGCAGGACCTCGCACTGAGCTTCCTGCACTTTTACCTACCAAAATACATCCCTCAGTATCACTTTCAAAATTACCTGGGTGAATTAGGATAAATGTTCTATCTGGGACATCTTTTAGAATATACACGTCTTTAAATTTTGCTCCCGAGTAAGGTGCGCAAACATACTCCCCTGCCGGAATACGAGAGTCTTTATTCGTTTCTCTTAAGGGATTTTCTAGAGTGAAAAATGGATTATGCTCCTTACCGACTACGGTAAGAATGCCGAGAGTTGCGCGCTTATCACACCATGCTCTTTGCAGAATAACTTCGACCATTACTCTTTCCATCCTGAGATTTTGACTTTAAACCATGCCGTCATTTTTATAGAACTGTTTGAAACTGTTGAACCTGCGACGGGAGCGAAATTCCCACCAGGAGAACCAAGGCCTAAAGTAGTTGTGCTGCCAGAGTTAGCCGTTACTGCCCCCAGACCAATTGCGGTATTATTTGCATAGCCGCCAACAATTATCCCAGGAGAAGCTATAGCCACAGCATGCACAATGCTTGTTGGCAAGGTAAGTGTCGCGACTGTTGCTGAAACTGTACCGTTGGTCCAAATGAGCTGCCCCTCTAAATATGCTCCAGTTCTCCAGTATCCTGCGGTAATTGCTGTCACCGTCCCAAAGCCAGTAAAGGTTGGAGTCCAAGATGTTGTGGGCATAGCGGTTCTATGCTCTATCATTTTGTACTCAGTGCCATTAGAAAAAATCTCATAGCTTTCATTTTGAGTATTCAAAGTCCAATCCGTCGCGCCATCAATAGTTCCAGAAATAGTAACAACATTGGCGAGCGTGTTGTCTGATCTTTTTAAGATATATCTTTTCCCTGGAACACTCGCGGCACTTGGTAAAGTCAGAGTAAATGCGCCGCCTGACCCGTCTGCGATAATCGCACCGTCAGTAGATGTAAGCGTATAATTGGCGGTTTTTGTAGCAGTAGAAATATCGCTAGCTGTCGCATACGACACACCAGTTGCACTCGATGAATCAGCTTTTAGAAAAAGGCCGTCTGATCCTACTGGCTGTCGAGTATTGGTCGTTCCATTGTAAATAAATAAATCGCCCTTTGTCGTTGTAGGAGCGATTGAATTTAGTTTTATCGGGTAAATAAAAGAAGTGCCGTTGTCGACTTTTACTTCTTCTAAATCCGTTAGGTAGACTAAACGACCTGTATTTCCAGCCGCTGGTTTACCGGCGTCTGTGTAGTTCTCTATTCTTGAAGATGTTTGCGCAAGAGACGTTGAAAGTGTACCTTCAGCTGTCGTGTCACTGCCCAATACAAATTGGAGGAGGGACGTGCCGCCGCGGTGGACTCTGACATTTGTTGCAGCGGTCCCGCTTGTCCCGATAATAATTTTTGCGTCGTTTAGAAGGAAGGCGCTCTTTGCAGCACCATTATCAAATTTGGCGTGCCCGTCTGCTGAGTTGTACCAAAATCTACCTGTAACTGAAGAAGATGGGTCTGAGGATAAAACTTCAAAAGTTGCTAACTCGAGCTGCCCGTTTACTATCACTTTTTGCCCCTTTTAACGTAGGTAACGCATATTTCCTATCGTCTAAATTCTACAAGAAACTAATACTCATTCAACCTAAACTAGACCTAAAAGGCCGTCCGTCCTTGGACGGATAAGCCTTCCTTGGCCCCACAAATCTAAACACTTGTTACGGTCTCCCACGCGGTGCCGTTATAAACTTTTAGCTTATTTAAAGTGCTGTTGTAGTAAATATCTCCTGCGGCAGCAGACCCAGGATCAGAGTTATGTACAGGCGGCCTAAATGAAAGGCCGGTACAAACAATTGATTCACTAGCACTAGAGTTTAAATCTAACTCAGTCGCAGATGTTATAGATAAAATAGTATCAATCGACTGTATTTGTACCCCAGGGCCTTGGATATTAACGGCACCAGCAGTTCCACCACCAGTGGGAGAAGTAGCCTGAATAGTTATCGATCCACCATTAGAGTCGCCATTTGGTGTACCAGTTATCAAAGATATGCTGCCCACATTCGGGGCTATTGCCTCTGTGTCGTCCGCAGTACCAGTTGTTAAAGAAATCTCGCCTGTGCCGCCTGAGCCCGATGATCCTGTCGTTATGCTAAGAGCGCCCGTATTTATCTGATCTACTGAAGTGTCGTTACCAGTAGATAAAGTAATCGCCGCAGTTTGCGACCCTGTATCAGTTTCTGTTTTTATTACAAGAGTGCCCGTCTCCTGCGTAATTGGATGTCCGTTGAATAAAAGCAGCCCAGAAAAAGCAGCCTCCGACCAATCAAAAACGGCTATCCCCGACACGTTATTTAGAGTTCTATTTAAAAATCTAGCTGCCGCTAAATCACTCGCATCATTAACTCGATCTATATACGCAGCTCGAAAACCAATACCAGAAGCACCTAAATCAACAATGTTGTCCGCATACGGCACCAATGTGTTGTTAACCGTCTCTGGTCTAAATCCGCACTGACGAATGACAAACTCATCCGTCCCAACTACCGCATCAGTATCTAGGTTATTTAGTGGAAGCCACTGTGTTCCTAGGAATCTAGTCCCAGAAAGAATAGTAACTACAGTGCCCTGTTTAATTACGTCTGAAACTGCCCAGTCTGTCGCGCGAGTAAGGGGCGTTGCGCTAGAGTGGAACACCCAAAGACCTTTTTCAGTTGGGGTAGTGCTTTGATTGGCTAAATATAAAAGATCCCCATCGACTAAAACAACATCGTCGAATGTGTCTGTTCCTGGGTTTGTAACGTCAATTTCTACAAATCGACTAAGAGCATTTGCATAATAACTTGGAGCGCCGACAATTGTGCTGCCACCGCCACCGCCGCCTGAACTTGTAACCATTTCTGCTGTGTCACTACAAAAACCCATTGTAAACCCCTAAACTACTGAAGTGAAAGTTACGCCACAAGCCGAAACTTGAGCAGCTGTGCCACCAACTACTGTCGCCATAATCTGAAATTTCACTAGTGGGATTTGATCCGACACTGGAAAAGTTAAAAGAATATTTTGGCTAGCATCATTGGAAATAGCATACTCGCTAGGCTTTACGCCCACACTTGCTGCCGCCACTTCCTTGATAACTGGGCGGTATAAATCTGTATCAGCTTCTGCATTTACTCCAACCATTCTTACTTTTAACCCAGTAGATGAGTTAATTGTAATTTTAAGCCAAAGAGTAATGCTGTCGCAATCCATAGCATTGATATATGGGCCGCCATTTGTTCCGTCTCCAATATCAGCATACGAACCTGTTAGCGTTTGAGCACTCGCAAGAAGTGCTACCTTCTTATTATCAACTTTTTGAATTGCCATAACTGTTCTCCATTAAAATGTTATTTATCTTGTAGTAATGTTCACACATCTCATAAACTTCTTTTGGTCCTAGTAAATTTAGCTTTGCTCTCTCTATTTGAAACTCACCTAGCTCAAAAAGCAACTGGCTAACAAGCTCTGAGCAAACATAACTTCTAGACGAATTGGTGAGTGGGTTTCTTTTTAGCCCAAAAACTTTTGCGATAAACATTCCAACAATTTGAAGGGATGAATAAGGAGCACCTTCATGCTTCATTGCAAAGCGCATATAGTTATCAAAAGCAGGGTCACTTACTTTAAACGAAAACTCACGAATGACTTTATTCTTTCTCGCAAACGTGTGCCCTGTTGTGAAATTCACCTGCACGCCACTTGCTTGGTAGATAAGATCCTCGTCAAATCTCGTAGCACTTCTGACATAGACATGAGAAAAATTGGTTCTCTCTATAAGCATTATCGCCCAGCAAAAAACTGGGAATACTTTTTTAGAAGATGAAAAACCAATCTTAATCTCTCTCACAAAGTCCCTGCATAAATCCAAAGGTTATCTAGTTGAGTGTTGCTCCAGCCAAGTAATTGCCCTACTGCTGTTACTATAGGTCTTGTTCTCTGAAATGATATTGAATACTCCCATTCTATTTTAGCAAGGGATTTTGTGGGTTCGGGTAAGCTATTTAAGGCTGACTCAATTGAGTTTAAAGATATGCCTCTTAAAATAAGAGCCTGTCTAATTTGCCTTGGTGTAACGTCTGGGATGACAGTAGATACAACAAAATCATCAGTAAAAGTTGAAACTTCACCACCGTGTTCTGCGGCAAATGCAGTTGCGACATCCACATCTATAAACTCGGTAATACTTGTACCATTTGTTACTTTGTACTTCGTCATTTTTTATCTCGGCGTCAAAAGTGTTTTGTAAATTAAAACGTAGTCGTTGTCAGTTGACTTAGCAGCAACGTTTGTTGCACCTGCTACCACTCTTACGGCTGGTGCAATTGCATTGGTTGGTATATTCGTCGAAATTGTAGTTATTAGTACGTTATCAATATAAAAACCAACTGAAGTCCCAGCGTCGTTAATTGCAAAAGAAAGTTTATACCATTGGCCAGCAACTACTGCTACACCACTATCTATTGAGGTTCGAGTTGAGGCGGCTGCCGTCTTACATGCCCAGTTAATTGTCCCACCAGCAGTTCCAGCGTATTCAAAATAAATACCGTTAGCATTATCTGCCCCACCAGTTGTGTCTTGAAGACCAAATCTAGCTGTAAATGCTGCTGCACCAGTGCCGCCCAATACCGGCAAAGAAACGTAAGTTTCGTAAACTAAAGTCCCCCCGCCCAATATAAAACCTTGAGTAGTCCCAAGATTCATTGAAGCATTTGCGCTGTTTGCAGTACCACATGAAAAACGTGCTACACCAATTCTTGTGTTAGTACCTGGTTGATAAGCAACTGCTGCACCAGTGCCTTGAAATACCCAGCCAAGATTACCTATATTACCAGTTGTAGTATTAGTAGATAAAAAATCATCGTTAAATACTGGCTGAATATTAACCCCTGGGAATGCCAGCTCATGAAACCAATCACCAGCTGAAGTCGTGATATCACACACTTCACATTCTAAGTATTGATAAGGGTAAACTATCTCTATTAAAGATGATCCAAAATCAAAGACTGGAATTATAGTCGGAGTTTGATTGACTATGTAAAATGTGTCTCCACGCGAGAGAGTAGTCGCATCTGGCAACGTAAATCTTTGACCATTAACAGATCCAGTAACTTGCTGATATGTACCGCTCGAAGCAGTCAATGCAGTATTCGTATTACTCGCTGTGATTAAATCAGTAACAACTAAAGGCTCTTTATTATTTAGCTGACCTTGAATCTTTTCAAAAGCTTGTAGAACTGTGTCGGTAGCGGCTAGCACTGTGTTAGCACCGACTGCATAACCTGTAAGAACTGTTGATAAAACAGTGGATGCGAAATCCGAAATTGTAGCTGCAAGCTGTGTTCCTGTGTGATTAGCTCTTGCGAATGCCGCAGTCACTTGCCCTTGTGATTTTTGAAATGCTTGTAGAATTGTGTCTGTGGCTGCTATCGCTGTGTTTGAACCAGCAACAAATCCAGTCAAGACAGTTGCAAGAACACGAGCAACTGTGAAATATAAATTTACAGAGCCTTCAGTTAAAGAATCTGTAGTGCCTGGGCTTGCTGATATTTCAATGTATGTAGCACCACTCCAGCGATAGGTTTTATTAGTCGCAAGATCAACATAGATTTTACCAGTCTCGCCAGTGACAGGAAATGCGGCAAGGTTTGCATATTCAAGAACATCGTCAACGAAAGATGGAAGTTGTGCTGCTGGGACCTTACCACCTTTTTGTGCTGTGATTCTTGCATCAGCAGCAGTGCTGAAATCTGAAATTGTCGATGCTGTTTGTGTGCCAGTGTGATTAGCTCTTAACGTAGCGTCTGTGTTTGGCACATTTGATAATCCTACTTGAGTTTTAGTTACAGCGTGAGGATTAGCTGTATCTGCTATATGAGTATCAATCTGCGCGTGAGTGTTTGTGCCTATATTTGATAAATCATTATGATTACCAGACGATGCTACTGTAGTTAATCCTAGATTAGATCTGGCAGCGGCAACGCTCACTACGTCTGATAAATTATTGATAGAAGACATGTCTCCACTACCAATACCTTGTCGCAGCCAATCTGCACTTGATGCTGTACCTTTTGAAATATATGCGTGACCATTTGTTGAATCTAAGTAATGTTGCAAAACAAATTCAGGCGTAAATGTTGGAGGACCACTTCCTACGACTTGATGTAATGCCATTAAATTCCCCTCAATATATTACCGTGAAGCCCAATAAGAACTTCATTTTGATAACCAGTTAAAATTGTGTCTACGTCAAATGCACTCGCAGTAATGTCATTTAGCTTTTTATACGTGCCCTGGACCGCATCTTTCCATTGAATCTCGCCACTGGCCGATAAGTCAAACAAACGACTATCATTGTCTTCAAATGCAAAGCCCTTTGCTGAGACATAGTCTTGTGCAGGGTTTGATTCTGTAGGCAGAAAATCAGTCTGCGTTCCGCCTGACGCTGGGTTTTCTATTTTTAACGGCTTTATTTTATCTGCCATGTTACCTCAAAAAATAGGGGGCATGGAGGAGCCCCCTACAAGCGACTAAGCTCTTCGTCCTAATTGTAATAACTGAATCTGTAAATCGGTAGCTGATTTTGCATAACCAACCTGAACAATTGTGTGCCCAGTTCCAGTTGGGATTGTTGGAGTGATTAGTCCGGCAGTAGCTGCTGATAAATACTGACGTGCCCCAGCAGTCATGCCAGAAAAGCCGCTAATAATACCATCTGTTTTTACGCCTACAGGATTAGTATCAGCAACAGAAGACACCGCAAAACCTACAGCATAACTTGTAGCAGTTGCATCAGCTTTTGCTTTAGACACACTATCGGCTGCGGAAATATACACAACATCCTGGGCAGCAATAGCACCATTGGCTGTATATGTGTTCAATACATCCGTTGCAGTTCCAGTTGATGACATATCAACCCATGCAGAGCCACTCCAAACATATAACTTATCATTAGAAGAGTCCCAAACTGTGAAACCTTCGCCCGACGCTGTCGGTGTTGCAGTCGGCGCTCCTGCTAAAGCAGGCAATCTAAACGCATCAACTTGGCCAGCAGTATCAGTAATAACAGGAAAGAGAACATCCGCAGCAGTAGTGAGCGTATTTGAGCGCTCTTTTGCCATAATATTATCAAAAATTAAATTGCCAGCAGTTTGATTCAAGTACCCAGTTGTTGGGTCTGTAACTTGAAAACTTGCTGCATCTGTGGCTGCTTGACCATTTAGGTCAAGGCCCGTTGAACTCAAGACAGGTCCGCCGCCTTGAATTGTGAATGAATTTAGCGTTATGTCGTCCGACGTAGAGTTAAACTCTAATGGTACTCCATCCGCTGCTATCTTTAGTAACTTAACTTGTGCCATTTACTTCTCCTTGCTTGTTTGTTGTTCTGGCAAGTCACGCACCTCAAAAGTAAAGTCATCAATCACTTTTCCATTCAGAGAATAGCCAAGATATTTCTCTAGCTCTTCTTTGATAGAATTATACTCCGTTTTGGATTGCGCTAACTCATCCTTGGTTAGCTGGACTCTGGTCTTCAGAAATAACTGCGACCTGACTCCAAGCATTTCGGCATCTTTCAACAAAAGCTTATGCTCTAATTCAGAATTTTTTAAGGCCAGTTCTTTTTTCTGCATCTCTGAAATAGATGAGCGCCAACGCCAATAGTCAGTTCCCTGCAAATGCGTCTTCATTTCCTTCTTTTTCATCAACTTCTCCTCATTGGTTGGAGTAAATGCACGAAAAACTCGGTAGCAGACGTGGCAAACCCTATTTGTTGCACCATTCCTGTCGTAACTATTGTGTGCGTGGGAGCGCCCGAAGTTGAGACAAAAAGTGGGCTACCAGCTGTAAATCCTGAGTACCCAGACATAATACCGGAAAAAAGAACGTCAATTTCTAGCGGATTTGGCTTGTAATACCCGACCCCAAAAACCCCATTTGGTATTTGAGCGGCTGAATTGCTCGTTATTTTTGTGACCGTATTTGCTCCGCTCACTCTTACTAAATCCCCAACAGCCGTTCCCGCATCTGTCGTAAATCGTTGAACTAATCTTGGCGTGGCAGCTGCAACTGGGGGAGGAACTACTCCTAGGGGAGGAACTAAAGGAAAATTATTTGGAGTGTGCTTTACTTTGTCTTTTAGTCTGCCTGCTAAAAATCTAATCCTTGCAGGCCCCGCGATAAATGCGAACATCGATTTACGGGTAAAATTTTGGTATTTAAAATAAAAATTCTGATCTCCCTCAACGGCTAACATCACAATATCTTCAGGGATAAATGTGAGCCCATGGGGGATCTCATAATTTATATTTGCAGTTGGGACGGTAATATCAAAAAGCTGAAAGTCCCCGTCGAACAAAACCTGACCATTCAGGAACCTAGCAAGTCGTGCGAAGTTTTCCCTGATATGTGGGTCTTTTATATCCTTCAGGATCAAGTCAACAGTACTCACTCGCCCTCACCGCATGTAAAAAGGAGCCCGAAATTAATCAGGCTCCCCGTATCGATTACAATGTGAGTGCTGGGATACCGAATATGATTCCATGTTTATATGGCGCAGTTACTGCCAAGTCGCCTTGGAGAACGTGATCGGCAATATAAACTAGGCCGCTTGTTGAACGCTTAGTGAAGTATTGGATTCCTTCAGGAGATTGCAAACGTTGCAAGCCGCCGTTAGAAAAGAACGTCACTGTGTCCCAGCCGCCATTGATCCACATCCAATCGCTATCCATATCTAGCACACCAGTAAGTGTAACTGTGTCACCGTTAGGCGAACCAATCATCACTTCGCGCCAGCCGTATGGGCTAACTTTAGATGAGCCAGGAACTACATTGAAAGCTCCTTTGTATGGAACACCTGGGTTTGTGCCGCCGCCGATTTCAAGAAGAGATAAAATCGCGCCAAAGTTATTGAGCGACATAATCACTTCTTTAGCGCCGCCACGAGCAATTGCTTGTGTACGAGCTACAGCCGCGAAAATCTTAGACAAGATGTTTGATACAGACATAGCTGAACCATCCACTTGTGTAGATTGAAGGTGCGTCCAATCAGTTTTTGTCACTCCAAATAGAGTGGCTGGTCCAGAGTTGGCAGCAGACAAAAGCTGAGACTTGATTGATGTGAACGAGCTAACTGAAGCGCCTGGGTGATAAACCTTAGCTGCTTGGCCAACAGTATATGCAGACACGTCAGCAGCTGCGCCGCCACGAGTAGCAGATAAAATTACCGCACCAAGACCTAAAGTGCCGCCATTGATGTCTACGTTTATAACGTAGTAGCTTGCTGCCGCTGTATTGCCATCTTTCAAAGACACTTTTTGGTCTTTGGTAAAACGCTCTGGGCGATCTACTTCGATAACACCGCCAGCAGTACCGCTAACTGTCAATGTCGCAAAGTGCGAACCATTTAACATGTTAACAGAAGCTGAACATTTCATTTGGCTTACGAAGCCTTGAATTTGTCCCGGCAAAATCTTAAGGAATGAATCTTCAGTGATACGCGCACCAGCGTGTTGGCGTAAATCTTTATCTAGGAACTTGATAGTTCCAGTTAGTTCTACTGTTGGAGCAAGGCTACCACGAACATATTTATAGTCCGCGATATCTGTGTCATCAGTTAATGAACCAAATGCGATAGAAGAAGCGTACTGACCTTCGAAAGGCACAATTACGTTTCCACCATGGGCTTTGTTGTCCATTGTTACTTTTGACATCATGAAGTCTTGCTTCACTAGTTCGTTAGTGAGTAATTCAATACTCAAATATTCATTTAGTAAGTTGTTAAAATTTGCATCTAAACCCATTTTGTAATCCTCAAAATTTAATTAAGAAAAGATTAGATATTTCTCTCTTTGATAATACCTTTAATCTCTTCAAGTGATTTCGGGACCTTCTTAACTGGCGAAGTCCCTTTGCCATTTATGTTTGGAATGATTGGGGGTTTAGCTGGCGCTCCCGCCGTTTGTTGGGGCATTTGTGTCGTCGCGCTTGGAATGACTGCTTGCTGCAAGCTTCCGCTTGCTAGTTTACCGAATCGCTGCATAACTAAATTGACAGCGTCCTGAGCAGAAATGTCTTTTTGGTACAAAGACCATGCGCGAGTCCCTTCATCAACGACTAGTTGACGAAATGCTCCCTCTCCCATCATTGCCTCTAACTTCTGAGCTACTTCCGTAACTTCAGGGCGGGCCATAACTAGGCTTAGTTCAAACTCTCGCTCTCGCGATTGAACTTCCTGCATCTGGCCCTGTTGTTCTTGATACTGCATCTCTAAATTTTCCCGAGCCCGACGTTCCTGAAAGGCTTGGTCATATAAAGCTTTTTGTTGGGGATTAGCCGCAAGTTCTTCTTGCTGAATAACCCAATTTTTAATTTGGTCGTACGGCAACTGCACTTCTGAGAAAAAACTATCAAGATCCCCAGCATTTCTGTAGCCAATGATTCTTTTAAGCTCTTTATCGAGTGTTTGGTATTTTTGTACCGTTGGCTCGTAGTGAGATTTTACTTTTTCATCCCACTTCGGTTTTGCGTCATCAAATCCAAGCGCTTTTTGGTAAAGCTCTTTTATCTTTTTTTCTGTCGCTTCGTCTTTAATGGCGGCACGAAATGCTTCGTCAATCTCGTGCTCTTTTCCTGCAAATTTATATTTGAAATTGGGTTGGTACGCTGCCGGTATTACTTGCTCTGCTGGCGCACTTGCTTGCCCAGGTGTTCCTTGTGGTGTAACCGTCGCTGATGGAGCAGCATTTGTTGTTTGCGCACTTGATACTTCTGTTGGTGCTGCCGCCGCCGCAGGCGCAGCTCCTGATGTCACTTCTACTTCGCTCATTACATTACCCCTTTGCCCATTCCCACAGGCATTTGTGGCGCATTATTCATCCCTGAATTTGCGTCAAAATATTTCTGAGCTATCTCCTGAACCGCCCCTTGATTAATTCCCCTCAATTGGGCTTGTGCAGAGCCTTGGTCGTCAAGCTTTTTGATTAACCAATCAATTGACTCGGCTGGTAATGTTGCGCGAACTGTGCGCGAAGCATTCGTTGGGTCCGGCACGTAATAATCAACTTTAATACGAGCGCCGCCACTTGGAATAAACTCATCTTGTGCTTTTTTAAGCTCTTCCATCTGCTGCGTCTTAATTTCTTCGTACAAAGAAATCATATTCGCATAATTCTGCTGAATTTCCGGCGAAAGTGTCGAAAAATCGCCCTGTCTCGTACGACTTGTGAGCCTTTTTAACATGTAGTCTGGATCATCATATTTATATGGAGTTGGCGCTTCTCCACGGTCAAGAGCCAGCAAAACATTGTTTGCAACGTCATAACTCATCGTCATATCGGAGAAACACTCTTCCGAATTGGCAAAAGGCATCTGCCGCATGATTTTACCGATATCTTCCTTAGACATTTGCGAAGAAGAGTACTGAAGAAAATGATTCAGAGTTAATTGCTTGCCCATAAGGCTTTCAATATCCTCATTCGACTCTTCGACTTGGATTTGAAATGCCATTGGCTCGGCACTCTTAAACTCATCGATGTTTATCATCTCGTTTCTGCCAATTGCAGGGATGAGCATCTCAGGAGTTGCATAAAACTTCATAAGTTTTAAGTAAAGAGACCACTTCTCAATCTGATAGGCTTGAAACTTCTGAACATAAATCGAAAATTTCTTCTTTTGCTTTAAACTTTTATAAAGCTGCCCAAATGGATCAGCTTGCGTGTCCTTATCGGCCATCGCTTCTTCAACCATGCCGACCACATACATCTCTTGGATTTGTGACTGCGCATATTCGAAGTACTGATTCCCAGACCGGCCTTCTAAAATAGTCGGCTGCATCCCAGAAAATTGGTAGGTGCGGATACCTGGGTACTGCGCACCTTGAGTTAGTTTAGTTCCAGACTGAACAAGTAGCTTATCGTCTCCTAAAGTAATCTGATGCTCAGCAATTTTAGATGCTGCGCGATTTACTTCAACTTGATATGGGCGAAGCTGCTTGATAAGTGACCGGCATCGTGGAGAACTCTGAACTTCGTCAAAGCCTTTAAACACAATTGGAAACTCTCCGGCCGGAAGCTCGCCTTCCCAAATAATACCAGCGCTTGTTGTGATGTAAAAATATCCATTTGGATAAAGCTGACTTGGACGATAGTAGTACTCACGCACGCATGTCTGATCTTTTTCACGCAAATAGCTCTGGCGATTCGAATCAAACACAAAGTAAGTGTCATCTTTTGTCTCAACAACAAAACGCATCTTCTCTTTTAGCTCTTCGCCTTCAAAAGATGCTTTTACCATCTCTTCAAGTACTTTTAGCTCCATCATTTCCAGATTTATAATAAACGGAGACTCTTCCATGGTCTTGGCGCTCGAACATCGGCGCAAATTGTACCCGTAAAGACGCTTAAAAACGACATCCCCTGTGAACCTAGCTATACCGCTTGAAACCATCTCCCCATTCTCATCAACTTGGGGAGTACCGTCTTCATTCACTGCCTGCTCATAGCCCAAAAATCTTCCAGCATTTGGATCAAAAAATACCTTTACAGCCACCTCACCAATATCAAAAAAGTCCTGCGCCTCACGTAAAACCATTGACCGATCATTCAGTTTATCTTTCCCGTACTGAATAACCGCGCGGTTCAACTCTGCGCACTTAATATCTTGGAGTTCTTTTTCGTTTCTTGGTAGAGCCGTGACACCTGGGCACTCGCCCACTAGGTGATTGGTCCAAATCTTAGAAATTCTCTGAATATGGTTCTTAACTAATCGAACTTTTTGTTCGCTGTTTAGCGCATTCGAGTCTCTGAGCTTGTTCCAGAATCTCGAGCCCTTTTTGGAGTAGTGCTCGCCCGCGACTAGCAAAATATTGCTGCGCTGATCGGCGATTACTTCTTTGTCGCAACTTTCGCTGTCAGTAAATATCTCATTGAGTTCGGATATCTTGTGCTTCTTCACCCTCTACTAGCTCCCCAGATGTGATTTGTCGCTCGAACTCTAGCGGATCTTCCAGCAAAGCCGTGGCTAAATTGTCCTCTGCAAAAGACAAATTCTCTGCCATATTCGACTCTTTTCTGATCGCTTCGACTTTTTCTTCTGCGCCCTTCGGCACCAGATTGGGAGTTACTGGAAGCGTCCCCGCCACACTCATAACGATGCGGATATCCTTGAGAGCTATCTCTTGAACACCGCTTGCCCGACAAGCCTTGATAAGACTAACTATTTCTCTAAGTGAAAACTCACTCATCTAATGCTCCGCTCAACCCATTCCAGAAGTCAAGCTCAGCTTCTACACTGTCGGTTGATTCTGTACCTTTGTTAAAGAAATCTCTTCGTTCTTTTATTCTTTCCTCGGATGCAGTCATTGGTCTAGCCGACTTTTCGTTGAATTTGTCTCGGTCCTTATCGATGTCGAGGTTGATATCTGAAAAGTCCCAAGGCACTGACATCGCAACATAGCGAGTTGCGTCAATTAAATCATCTCGCGCTTTTCGCTTATCCACTTCATTGGATAGCGAGCACAGCTCGCTCACTAACTTATCAATCTCAGAGTCGCCCCGCTGAAGCTTTAACATGTTGTTCTTAAACAATGTGTTCAGTAGCCCCGCACCCGCATCCCGCGCCTTATCCGCTTTTTGGATGGGCTCGCCCTGTTTGGATGCGACTAAGAAAAAGTCCTTATCCTTGTAGTCATACACCATGGACTGAATAGGTAAATCACCCTTCATCTCCCTATACTTTCGCAAAATGTCCGAGTTATCCGTCGGCACTCCGTCCCCACGCCACGCCTTAAACACTCGCCCTTCCTTAAAATCCGGCCTCACTTTCAAAAAAACTATAGCCGCTGGGTGACCACTCACTCCCCCAGATCCAGGGTCAATACCCACATACGTCGCCCACGTACTCGGAAGCTGATGCCTGTCTGCCATGTTCCTATCAATCGAGAAGCTCTCATACTTAAGCCCCTGCGACTTTACAAACTTCCCATAAATTCGCCGCTGCACTTCGGCTTCTGTCGGACATTTGGCCTTGGCCCTTTCAATCTTATCCTCGGTCCATGTCGACTTCTTCCCATCCACATACTCAAGGCAATCATAGAGCGACACTTGGAGTTTGAAAGCTTTGGGGTGCTTTTCATCCTCTCTGGTCTTCGGCTCCATCGTCTGCTCCCAGTGCCGCTGCCCTAAAGTCGCAGTAAATACCATATTGAAGTATCCATCCGTCGCATTGAGACGCGCCTGAAGCTCTGGCAGTAGCTCCATTGGAAGTTCTTCGTCTAAGAACAGTGAGTAAACAGAACCTGTTTGCAAGTCCTTAACTTTTTGTGAATACGCCTTACAGTAAATGGTCACACCACTATTAAAAATGATCTTTCTTATCTGCCCCTTATCATACTCAGCAGTCCAACCATACAGCGGGTGCGTCTTAAACTTACCCCTAGGCAAAAAGTCCGGCTCCCACTTCGTCTCAAATTCAGCTTGCCAGACATCAAACGTCGGATAAAAGTACCAGAACGTATTGGGCTTCTGGCCTTGGAGCAATCCAGGCCAAAGCTTCTTCCACTTCCTGTTATCCGTTGCCATATCAATCGCCTTACGAATCTGGGTCGAGGACTTCGAAATCTGATTGGCTGCACACAAAAAATTCTCTTTATTGGTGGAGTCAAAAAACTCCTTCGCCCATTTGTACCAAGGAAACCCATGCAGATGCGGCAAGCCATCCACAATCTCTTGCATCGCCTCTAAGTCCTTCAGCTCCTGAAGCTTACGCTTATACTCGGCTTCTGTGTTCACTCAGGCTCTGAATGGGTAACGGTGCGGGGTGAAAGCATCTTTTCCTTCAACTCCAAAAGCTTCATCTCAAGCGCATGCGGGTCCTGAGCCTCAGTTGGAGTAAGACTTAAATTCACATTCTTGGACTCAATTCTTTGGATAACTGGACCAAGTGCGCGGTTGGCTAAAAACTCAATCGCCTTCATGAAATGACCCATGGTCTTTTCTGTAATTGGCATGGTTAAAACCTCATCCCGCATCCGCTTCATACCAAAGTAAAAAGCTTCATCGATTAGCTCATCATAGACATTTGGACGGATGAAAATCCAAGCTAGCCGGTGGGGAGAAACCATCACTCTTTCATAGAAACTATGATGGCTACAAATGCCGTCATACAGCTCTTTGGTCGATATCTCCTTTAGCCCAACTGCCTGACACTTATCGTACATACTCCATAGCTTTTTGCGGATGAAATAGTCCACAGACGTAGGCTTTCTCACCTCATTTAACTCCTGCTCAGACATAGCTAAAACCTCAGGAGGTATAGCCTCAAGCGATGCCTTAAAATCACCACTCAACAACTCTAATATAGAAATTCGCGATGCATGTATTTCAGGAAACTTATTGGTGTTCATCTGCAAATTGGGCCATATTGGGGCTGGGGCGTCAATCATGGTGCATGGTGCGGGGCAACAGCCATTTTAAAAAAATTTAAAAAAATTGGATGGAGCTGCGGGGATTCATTTATAAAGTTCGGGGAGACCCCACCTCCCCATTTCATGAATTAGTTTTTCCGAAAACCTTGTCTGGTTTTCGTCGCTTTTCTGCGCGTCTCTTTTCGCCCTGTTAGGCCGGCCTTGTAAATGCCTAATGATATCAGCCATTTAGTACTATAGCCTTTGTGAAAACCTATAGCCCCGACGCTTAGGCGCGGCTGAGAGGGGCGGGGGTTATGGGGCGCGGCGTCTTGACTTATATATAAGACGTGATCTCCTGAGAGGTTTTGGTTGAGAGGTTATGGGTGCGCGGCGTCTTGACTGATTCACTTCGAAACACCCTAAAAATAAATGTAGTAAATCACTAAAGTTAAATGATATAGTACCCGAAGAGCTTATATCGAAACTAAACCGGACACCCTAAGTCCTAAACACAAGGAGAACACAAGTGAATATACCTAAACTAATCGGACCTCAACTGTACGGTGAACCTAAAAACGGGAGCAAATGCATCTCAGTTAATATCGACTTAGACTCTATTCGTGAATCTCGTATTCTCAATTTCACTGGGTATGCGTGGGTCGACCAGAAATACGGTTTCGTCATGTCCTTGCTTCGAAACTCATGGGCTCGAATCGTCATCCACGACTCTGATTATTTAGGATGCGACGCATACGCTGAAGTCCTCAAGGAGAAAAAGCATACTGTTATTTTCGTTCTCCAGCCAAAAGAATGGAGCATGAAAAACATGCGCTCTCAGCGCGGGGTATTCGGCGGGTGCCCAGCGTCGAACCAACGCATCAGACGCGCATACGAAAAACTAAAATCAATGGGCGTTTCAACTAAAAAATTTCAGAGTCCTTTTGCCCTAGAGCGGTATCTGCTGAAACTCTCGACTAAACCAACCCTCAAAAAGGAGGACTCAAGTGAAACCAAATAAAGAGATAACTCTAGTTGAGGCCCTCAACCAACTGAACTCAATCAGAAGTGAGTTGCTTGACCTTGAGCAAGACGAACATGAGAGAGGTCCGAACAGTCAAGATGAGTTCATTCAGTCGGACTTAGTTGATCGGATCGATGAGGCGAGAATTTTAATTGATGAGATGCTGAGTGAAGGTACCAAATGAGTCGCCCCATCAGACCGCTTAAAGACCTCTATTTTAGATTCATTCAGGGTGGAGCGCTTGACGGGGTGTTGAACTCCCAACAGGCCGCCTCGGCTCTTCAGGCCGAGGGGCTAATTGAATTGATACCCCATCTATCAAAACCCTCAATCGAACACTACCGCGACCTCCAGAAATTGGTTGTCATGACCTCTGAAGAGCAAGAAACGGCTATTAACACCGCCCTATTTCAGTGGTGCACCGATCAGGGGCTTATATGAAGACCCTCACCAACGAAGAGCTGGAGGCCTTTAAAACGCTTCTTGAGGCACGCCTCTCAACCGACCGAAGGAACGCGGTGATGCTGTTAATAGCCGTCTCATGTGGGCTCAGGGCTCAGGAGCTGCTGAATCTCACCCCGCTTGACCTTGACTTCCATGCCAAAACGGTGAGGGTCAAGACCCTCAAGCGCGGGGTCCCTCGAACAATACCCGCCCCGAAGTGTCTCTTCGATTGGGTCTCCTCGCGCATGCGCGAATCAGAGGCCTCTACTAGCCCCACGCGCGGACGCGAACCAGCTTCAATTGGGGATGCGGCGGTTGGAGGCGCTCCACTGGGGCCTAAGGACCCGCTCTTCGGTATCGGATACCAGCGGCTTGTTCAAATTTGGCATTTATACCGACCAAGCCCTAAGAACTTCCACTGCTTGAGGCACACTTTCGCCTTGGGGCTGTACCGGCGGCGAAAAGATATCAATTTGGTCAAGCATGTTCTCGGGCATAAGTCGCTCAGCTCCACAACTGTTTATTTGGAAGAGTCCTACGAGCAAGACACTTTAAGAAAGGCCATGGGGCTTAAGTAAACCCACGCGCGTATGCGAACCAGCTAATTT